CTCAATTCCGCCAATGCAACCTTGAACTTCGCATTTAACGTACCGCTCAGATCAGCATCAATCTCTGCATTACTCTTATACAGTTTAGGAGACACATTGAACACACTCTTTTTTGCAACAAAGAACGTATCATCACTAGGATCAATACCAGCAAATATCGCTGGTGCGCCATCCCACTTGACAGTCATATTCACAGAAGAACGACTCGCTCCAGCCATCATATCCCGTAGACTACGCAGAAAATTAATCGCCGCTCGACCACCATCTACACCATAGTTAAGGATTTCATCCTCTAGGTGTTCAAGGTGCAAGTTCTTGCCGCCCTTGTCTTCGTTCAACATTTGTTTAAATTTCATCATGCTACCATTATACTCCATATGCGCTTACGAGTCAAGTACCTTGTATTTAGTAGAATACATATATGTACAGGGAGAACACAATTCATGCCAAAAGCAAAATATACACCATGCATCAAGGTTTGCACATATGACGAACAAGGATACTGTCTAGGATGCTCACGCACAAAAGAAGAGATACAAGGATGGCGTCATAGGACAGAAGAACAACAACTCGCTGGCATAGAGATGCTACGAGACAGACGCATATGGAGAGCCAATGATTCTAGAGAACATACCAGTTGACAACACCACATATGCATGGTGTGGAGAGTATTTTATCACATTATCCATATGGCAAGAGAAGTTCCCAGTAGAAATGCTCTGCGTATTACACTATGCGGAAAGATTGTCCCAGTATATCCCATAGTATCCCATATTTCCCCAATCATTAAAAAGGCTAGAAAAAACATAGAGGAGATGTAGTTAAAATCCACAGACTCCCGGCTCAATTTCCCCACACACACAAAATAATTCAGAAAATCGCCAGAAAGTACTTGACAAACCCTTGACAGTCTGTTACTATCTGCTTGTAGGATGGTTGAACACAAAGAGGTTATTAAAGATATGGCTAAAGTCACCACAAAAGAGATGATTGCCCTTATTGACGAAGACATTAAGTTTGCCTTGGAGATAGGTGACAAGGAGTTCGTTGGGTATCTGAAAGAGGCAAAGGCCAAGTTACTTGATGAGATATATCCCACACGCCATGAGGAGTATGCTGAATTATTTGGCAAATAGGCCATTTTTTGCTTGACAATCTCCCCTGAGTATGCGATAATAAAGATAATGAAGAGAGACTTCTGGAACGGGATACGCCCGTTAGGTCATGTGACACTGCTAGCACTCTCTGAGGATTTCAAATGACTACTCTCTATGCTAAAGGTTACGATAAGACAGATGAAGATACTACGATGTATCTCTGGGGTTTAGGTGACTACAAGTATGAGATTGAGCGCATTATAGCCGGACCTCATTACACTGTCAGTGAAGTCTTTGAGGCTTCCTTCGAAGAAGCCATAAAGAAGTTTGAGGACATGATTGATTTGGAGCGTTCGATAGGAGTGTTGATGTAATAAACTTGGAGAGTATCCCGAATGGGCTTTCGTATATTGCTGAATAGCTAGGTGGCCTGATACTCTCTCTTTTATAATGGAAGGCACTGGGACGCCCGTCACTGCGCTATCATCTGCTGGATGTAACGTACATGGGGTGTGTTAATGCTCCGACCTGACTCACGGAGTAACGGTGGATCAGCATCGTCAGAGGGGTTCGATTCCCCTCCCTTCCCCGATAAAATTCTGGGGGCTCTCAGAAAAGGGGAGCCTCTAAACTGGGAAGCCATACCTAAACTATAAATGCAATATATGGTTCCTAACTTATTTCTAACGCAAGGAGAGTCAATATGAGAGAGCATTCTCAGGTGATTACCAAGTGGCTGTTTCGTGCATATATCGCATGGAGTATTTGTGCAGATATAATCATACTGGGCGGTATTCTCTACCTTTTATTTCGATAGCCCCCACCCCGAAAACTGAGCAAAGTGACTTGACTTAACTGGTGTTCTACTATATAATAAAGGTTATATAATGACAAGCGATTCTTACATACGACTATACGAGGGAGCATTGGGCCGTCAATTTTGTGACAGTCTGATCTCACAGTATGAGTCTACCCTTACCACAGAAGCAGACAAAGTGAAGAGTCTGTCCCTATGTTTTCGTCCTGATGGTACGAAGATATGCGGGGCATGTAACTGCACTCGTATGAATACTATGGAGCATGATGGTTTCAAAGAGTACAATGCGACTCTATTGGCCACGTTTCAAGGTTGTCTTATGCAGTACTTGAAGGACTGCCGTATTACCAAGGAGATGTTTCCTAACCCGAAGACATGGGGATGGGAAGAGTTCAAGGTGAAGCGGTATCGTGTTGGAGAAGGTGGACCGAATGACGAGCAGTTCAAGGACCATGTTGATGTACAAAGTCATGCTGGTGCGAAGCGTTATTTGATTATGATGGCGTATCTCAATGAGGACTTTGATGAAGGCGAGACACAATTCCCTCATCATGGTATATCGATACCCCCGAAGACAGGCAGTATTCTTATCTTTCCCCCTCTATGGACACACCTTCACAGGGGGAGGCCTCCTATCAATGGGACGGCAAAGTATATCACGATGACATATTTGAATTACACAGACATGACCAAGGTGGATTATAATAAAAATCCCCTACTTGGTGAGTCATATAGAGAAGGTCATGGAAGTATGGCCGCAAAGGAGAACGAAGACTAATGAATGATTTTTTGAAGAGAGTTGCGAAGATGAACGAGTACGGAGGCATTGTCGATGATGGTGTTGAGGCGGGCGATGTTGATTCGTTTATCGATACTGGTTCGTATGTGTTCAACGCACTGTTGAGTGGCTCGATCTATGGTGGTCTGGCAGGTAATAAGATCACCGCACTGGCTGGTGAGAGTGCAACTGGGAAGACGTTCTTTCTTATGGGTATGGTCAAGAGTTTCCTTGATAGAAATCCGAATGCAGGGGTCATCTTTTTCGAGAGTGAAAGTGCGATTACTCGTCAGATGGTGATTGATCGTGGAATTGATCCGAAGAGAATGGTCATGATGCCCGTCACAACCGTACAGGAGTTTCGCACACAGGCGATTCGAGTGCTTGACGACTATCTGTCGCAAGATGAGGCGGATCGTCAGCCGATGTTTCTCTGTCTGGACTCTCTGGGTATGCTGAGTACCACCAAGGAAGTCGAGGACACGGCCGATGGTAAAGAGACAAGAGACATGACACGGGCTCAGTTACTCAAGGCGGCGTTTCGAGTTCTGACATTGAAGCTTGGGCGGGCGAAAGTTCCGATGGTGGTCACGAATCATACCTACGATGTGGTGGGGAGTATGTTTCCTACGAAGGAAATGGGTGGTGGCTCTGGACTTAAATACGCCGCATCCTCTATTGTTTATCTGAGCAAGAAGAAGGAGAAGGACGGTACAGAGGTTATCGGTAATATTGTTCACTGCAAGAACCACAAGAGTAGGTTGACCAAAGAGAATAAGATGGTTGATGTGCGTCTGACCTATGACAAGGGATTGGATCGTTACTATGGATTGTTGGACCTTGCATTGAAGTATGGAATATTCAAAAGCGTTTCCACTCGTATTGAGCTGCCTGATGGAAGCAAGACGTTTGGTAAGACGATCAACAATAACCCTGAGAAGTATTTCACAGAGGACATTATGCATCAGCTGGACATTGCGGCTGAGACTGAATTTAAGTATGGAGTAAAGGAGCAGGCGGATGAAGTTGATCAAGCGAGTGACGATTGAGTACTATGAGGATTGGAGTGAGGTGGAGATTGAGTATAGCCCACGGTCTGAGCGAGTCATCAAAAAGAAAACCACAGAGGAGACTTGGCCTGGTTCCAGTAAGAACAAGCCAGGCGATCCCTATGTGACTTATAGATCAGAGGTTATTTGATGGAGCATCCTGATTGGTATGTGCCGGGATATGGCACAGAGAAGGTTGCACCGTTTCTACGCAGCCTCACAGAGCTGACAAGACCCGAAAAGATTCTAGAAATCGGTATGGGTTATACCACACCGTTTCTTCTGGAAGCACTGGAGAGCAATACCAAGGGCCTTCTGTGGGACTCTAACTGCGACAAGGAATATTTGAATAAACCCTATGACCCAAAGTTCGTGGTGGTGGATGACCAGAGATTGGAAGAGGACGCTGAACGAGCTGAGGACCGTAGGAGTAAGCTTCAAGAAAACTCGTTGGTTCACTTCATTGAGGGTGATATGATGGATAATTCCGTTGTTGATAGAGTGAGAGATAATGGACC